TGGACAAGGCGCACAAGGACAAACTGGTAATCAAGGTCAAACTGGTCAAGTTGGTGTAACTGGTGGAGTTGGTGTTACTGGTGGAGTTGGTGTAACTGGTGGAGTTGGTGTAACTGGTGGTACTGGTGGAGGAGGTGCACAAGGTGGAACTGGTCCACAAGGTTCAACTGGTCCACAAGGACAAACTGGTCCTCAAGGTTCAAGGGGTTCGTTGGGTTCAATGGGTTCACAAGGTTCACAAGGTGGACAAGGTGCTACTGGTCCTCAAGGTTCACAAGGACAACAAGGTGCTACTGGTCCAACTGGTTCCAGAGGTTCACTTGGTTCAATGGGTTCACAAGGTTCACAAGGTGGACAAGGTGCTACTGGTCCTCAAGGTTCACAAGGACAAACTGGTGGAACTGGTAATACTGGTGGTGTAGGTAAAACTGGAAATACTGGTGGTGCAGGAAATACTGGTCAAACTGGTGGTGTAGGTAAAACTGGAAATACTGGAGGAGTTGGTAAAACTGGTAATACTGGTGGTGCAGGTCAAACTGGTGGAAGTGGTGGTAAAGGTGCACAAGGTTCACAAGGTGCTCAAGGTGCTCAAGGTGGACAAGGTGCTACTGGTCCTCAAGGTTCACAAGGTTCAACTGGTGTTACTGGTGGTGCAGGTGGAAATATGTCAGATGGTTCAGCAGCATCTCCAGGGTTTGCATTTAGTTCAGATACTAACACTGGTTTTCACAGACCATCTTCAGATACAATTGGATTTTCAGTTGGTGGAGCAGAAGAATTTAGAATGGCATCTGATGGTACTTTCCATGCAGATTCAGATATTATAGCGTACTCAACTACGATTGCTTCTGATAGAAGATTAAAAGAAAATATCAATCCATTACAATATGGACTTACTGAGTTGTTAAAAATACAACCAGTATCTTATGACTGGAAATTAGGTAACAGAGGTAGTGATATAGGTGTGATAGCACAAGATTTATTAGATATCGTACCAGAGATAATTACAAAATCTGAGATGATTGGTGATACAAGGAAATGGTTTGAAGAAAATTATGAGGGTGCAGAACCATATAGATATGGAGTTGATTATGCAAAGTTAACTTTGATACTTATAAACTCAGTAAAAGAATTAGAAGAGAGAATACAAAAACTTGAAAAAGATGTTTAGTCTAACACAAAATAGAGTTTATACAGAAAAACCTTTTCTTTTTCCAACATACGAATTATTTGATAGGTTTTATAATGGTTATTTTAGTAAACATCCAAGTGTAAAGCAGTTAGATTATCTTGAATTTGGTTTATGTGGTAGATTTATGAGAGAGTCCACTTGGGATATTGATATCAGACTTATGGGTAGTCCAAAAGAATCTGATTACGAAATAATAGCAGATTTTTTTAGAGATGTTACTGATACTGGACTAAACAAATATAGACTAAAGATTGATATCGGTTGTATGGAATCCCCAGAAACTATAGAACAATATAATATTAGGTTTAACTCAAATACAAGATATTTATACATGACAACATATGTAGATTATGTAAAACAATTTATAAGATATGGTGATAAATTCTATAAGACTACTGATTATTCAAATTCTTGTGAAAAAATAAAACAAGTTTCAGATAATTTGTGGAGATTGGATTGGAAATATGATTTACAAAAATATAAGAGAAAATATTTAAATAGGGTAGTACCAAAAATGATAAGATTAGATACATATAATTATTTATATCATTTAGATACATATAAGGAGTTGGTGTAATGGCAGTTCCAAGTAGTGGTGAGTTATCTTTAACTGGTATAGCATTAGAAATGATACAAAATAAGTATCAATCTAAAGTTACACTTAGTCCTGGTCAATCTTCTCAAGGTCAAACATTATTAGCCCCAGCACCTGAATATCCAGCACCAGGTGGTGGTGGTTTTTATTCTCCTATATATGCTTTACAAGGAGAAGATGTAGGAGCTCCAAACTTAGCGAACCCAGCATATATAACAAGAGAAACAAACCCAGATGGTGATAGTCCTTTTATGCTTGTAGACGCAGCTACAACCAGAGCAATATCAGATATATCACTTGCTGGAATGTCGGGAATGACCGAGGGACAAAGTATGGTAGCAGGTGCTCAAAGTGCGGACGGCGGACCAGACCCACCTTATCCTGGTGGAGCACCAATTACTAAAGCACATCAGAGAACATATTTAAGTACAAATCCAGGAGGATTTCTATGGCAACCAAGTGGTGCATCTACAATTATGTATACTATTTACAGAGGAGGAAGTAACGGTAGTGGTACTCATGTTGTAGGAGCATATGTATATTCGGGTGGTAATGCTCCTCCAGTAGTAGGTAGTAACCAATTTGTTTATGTTGACCCAGTTGGTACTACAAGTGATGGTGGCCCTACACAAGAGTTTCCTATGACTTCTACTCATCCAGCTCCAATAGGAATTAATACGGCAAATCCAACTGCTAACAGACCTCAAGCACCACCATCACCAGTTGGAGGCACAGCAATGTCAGAATTTTATTCATATGACCATGATTATGTAGCACCAGCAACTACTGGAGTTCATTTCGGACCAGCATTATTTAGTGGAAATGGTGGTACATCTTTATACACTTATAACATAGATTTAGCAGACCCAACATATGCAGGTGGTCCTGTACAAAGTGTAGGTGATACACAATATTTAATTTTTGCATATAAAAATGGTGTTAATCCACCACCATCCACTCCTCCGAGGCATTATAATGGAGATGTACAAGTAACAACTTTTAGTGTAAATGGTACAATGGAACCATTTGGTTCTCCTTACCCAAGTGCTCCTACTGAAAAATGGTTTACAACCACAATGCCCGCTGTAGCTACATCAGTAGGTAGAGCAGCAACTACTGCGGGAGCAGGACAAGCATATAACGACCAGGAATCCGTTATTGGGAATACTGCCGTTCCATCTCCATCAAACCAAGCTGGAAGATGGAATCATAAACCAAGTGGTAAAGGCCCAAGTGGTCAAACTGGAGTATCAGACCCAACTGGATTTATCTACGCAGAAACATCTTCACCATCGGCATATGGTACATGGTTTATCGCAAGACTTCAAGTTTCTTTTACTTCTGATTCGGTTCAAGTTCAATTGTATCGTAAGGGTGAAAATGTAGGTTCAATGTTCGTAGGGGTTGACCTACAAGACGCTTGTTTCGTAATGGGAACATTAATTACTATGTATGATGGTACATATAAACCTATAGAAGAGATACAAGTTGGTGATATAGTTTTTACACAAGTTGGAGAAGAAGAAGTTCTTAGAACATTGTCACCAGTTCATAGTGATATAGTAGAATATACTTTTAGTGACGGGACAAAAACAAAGAATACATCAGACCATCCATATTATGTTATTGATAAAGGATGGTGTTCTAATAGTCCAATCTTAACAAATCAAAGATATGATATTGAAACAGAAGAGTTTGTTTGTGGGGATGTTTGTATAAATGACAATGATGAACAAATTGAATTAGTTGGTATAGAAAAATTAGATGGAGATTTTCAAACATATACTTTTTCTACTAATAGTAAAACTTATTATGCAAATAAATTATTAGTCCATTCGGAAATATAGTCATGGCGTGGAACGATTGTACATATATAACACAAAGTAATTTTGAAGAAGCAACACAAGTAAATTACCAATCAGCATATGCTCAATGTGTTAGTGAAGTAGATATGTCTGGTTCAATCTATGTTACAGAAGAATCAGAACACAAATTATATATAAATTCTGGTTCACAATCTGGTTCTTTAATATACACAAGTCCATCACATGATTTAGATTCAGAAGAAGTTGGTAGTTTTTCAACTGGAAGTTTTTGTCCTAAATGTAAATCATATTTTTCTCATAAAGGTAGAGAAGATATGGTTCATATGCACAAATGGACTGGTGCAATAATGCCAAGATGGGAATTTGAAATTAGTCAATCACAACATGATTTAGAAAATGCATCCATGTGGTGGACAGATGACCATGATGTTATAAGTGATGATGGAACTATTATCGTTAGAAAAGTAACTTCTGGAAGTAATCTTGACATAGGACATGATTTGTGGACAGATTAAATTAGTGTTTGAAAGATTTAAATGATATTTATATTAAACTATTAGTTAGGAGAAAAGTTATATGTCAAAAGATGTTAAAAAAATAACACCAGAAGAACTTGAAGATGTACAGAAAGTTCGTTCTGGATACCAAGAAATTACAATAAAACTTGGTCAAATACAAGTCCAAAGAATGCAGATTACAAGTCAGATTGAAATATTAAATCAATCAGAGGAATCTTTACGAAAAGAATGGCAAGAAAATCAAGATAAAGAACAGAAGGCTATCCAAGATTTAGAGGAAAAATATGGAAAAGTCAACATAAATCTTGATTCTGGTGAAATAAACGACTCCTAAACACACTTTTGAGTTTTTTAAATTATATTTATTTAAGAATTACTCTAACCTTAATAATTAACCTATGGAGAAAATAATATGGCAGAGAAAGTCGTATCCCCAGGTGTATTTACCAACGAGAAGGACTTATCGTTTCTTCCTGCTGGTATCGCACAGATAGGGGCAGCAATTGTAGGGCCTACAAATAAAGGTCCAGCATTTGTACCAACACCCGTAGAGTCATTTAATGACTTTAAGGAAAAATTCGGTGGGTTGAATCCTGACTTTTATGCACCTTACGCAGTACAACAATATATGAAGAACGCAGGTCGTGTGACCGTTGTTCGTGTACTACATTTAGGTGGATATTCAGTTAGTAACCCATTGTTCATTTATGGTGCAGCATCTGGTTCAGCAATACATAATGATTCAGCATCAGGTGACTTTTTGGATGAGAAACTAATGGCAGTTTTAGCACCTACAGTTCAAAATCCAACTGGTGACTTCGCATCCTCATCTCTACTTGAGATTGGAGCTACAGCTCCTGAATTAGCAGGTGAAGATGATGCAAGTCTTGATTTTGGAACAGGATATGCACAAGTCAATAGTTCAGTTTTTGGACTTGAGTTGAGTGGTAGTGGAGTAGCAGGTTCAATATACACTGCATCTTTAGCAAGTGCTAATGATAATTATATCACAAAAGTATTTGGTGAAAATCCAAGAGGTGATAAAGAAGCATATGTGTACTTGAACTTACCTATGAACCAGACAGATATTACTATATCAGCAATATCTATTAGTGGTTCAGCAGGAGATGCTCCAAGTACTAACCATGTAGCAGGTTCAGCAACAAGTGGTTCTGGTGTATTTCTTACAACACCACTGGACTTCACAAAAGATTACAAACCAGCAACATCACCTTACATTGTATCACAAAAAGTGGGTGGTAGTGCAGTTAATCTTTTTAGATTCCATACTCACTCACATGGTAGTAACACTAATAAAATCGCTAAGATTATGATTAGTGACATTAGACCACCAGCAGCAGCGAAAGCAGGTGTGAATCAAGACTATGGTGATTTCACTATAGCGATTCGTGGGGTCAAGAACTATCATGGTTCTGAAGATTCTGAAAGAAGTCAAGACATTAAATCAACTTATCAGAAAGTTAACTTAGATAAAGACTCACCAAGATACATTGAAAAAGTAATTGGTAGTCAATATTTTGAAGTTAATTCAGATGGTAAACTTGTTTTACAAGGTGGTGATTATCCGTCAGTTGATGACAATGTCTACATTGAAATGGTAGAAGGTGTTAAGAAAAAGACACTATCTAAAGACCTTGTACCAGGTGGATATCGTAAGATTAATCTTCCGATAAACGATGGTGGTGAAGGTATATTAGCAGCATCTCAAATTGCACAACAGATTGATGATGATGGTAATGTAAACTACAATGTAGCATATGGATATAACTATTGGTCTGGTTCGTCAGCACTATATGAACAAAACCTTAACTATTTAGCACCAATACCTGATAGTCCTTTGACAACAAATCAAAGTGACTTTGACTTGTTTGCACAAACAGGTACGATTGGAGCTGTTAGTCCTTATGTTGATGAGAGTGTAACTCTAACATTAACTAATGGTAACCCAGCACAGAGGAAATTTATTGTTCCTATGCAGGGTGGTTTTGATGGTAAGAATCCAGCAGATGATGTCAAAGTTGGTTCAGCAATAGTAAATACAAACTCACAAGGATTTGATTGTTCTTCAGCAACCGCAAGTGGTTCTGTTGCTTATACAAGAGCATTGAACGCAATATCTAATCCAGATGAATTTGATATTAACATGATTGTGGCACCAGGTATTTTACAAGGAATACACCCAACCGTGACAACTAAAGCGAAAAATGTAGCAGAAGCGAGAGCAGATGCTTTCTATGTAATGGACGCATTTGAATACTCAACTGCGGTAACATCAGCAACAACTCAGTTAACTTCGTTTGACTCAAGTTATGTTGCAACTTACTACCCTTGGGTACAGATAAGAGATGTTGATAACAATACATATGTTTGGGTTCCACCATCAGTTGTTGTAGCAGGTGTAATAGCACAAAATGATGCATTAGCACATGAATGGTTCGCTCCAGCAGGATTGAATCGTGGTATTACAGATGCAATTCAAGTTAAGAGTCGTTTGACTCTTGCAGAAAGAGATGACCTCTATGAAGCAAGAATCAATCCGATTGCAACTTTTCCTGGACAAGGTATTTGTATTTGGGGTCAAAAGACACTTCAAATCAAACCAAGTGCATTGGACAGAGTTAATGTAAGAAGACTCTTGATTGCAGTTAAGAAGTTCATCGCATCAGCAACGAAGTTCTTAGTATTTGAACAAAACAACGCAGCTACTCGTAACAGATTCTTAGGTATAGTTAATCCTTACCTTGAGTCAGTTCAACAGAGAAGTGGATTGTCAGCGTTCAAGGTCGTAATGGATGATAGTAATAATACTCCTGACTTAGTTGATAGAAATATCATGTATGGTCAGATATTCTTACAACCTACGAGAACTGCAGAGTTCATCATACTTGATTTCAACATACTACCTACAGGAGCAGCATTCCCTGAGTAGTTGGTGAAAACATAAAAAAGTACAGAAAACCCTCTTTTTAGAGGGTTTTTTGTTTTAAAACTGGTCAGAAATCTAACTAAGTATATATTTATTACCGAAGAAACATATTAACATTGGAGAAGTCAAAATGGCAGAATTATTAACACCACAAGAAGTTTTTTTCACAGCTTTTGAACCAAAGGTTCAGAACAGATATGTCATGTATCTTGAAGGTATACCAGCATATTTAATTAAGACTATGCAGAGACCTACTCTTCAATTTGGAGAAATAGTACTTGACCACATTAATGTGAAAAGAAAATTAAAAGGTAAAGCAGATTGGCAACCTATAACTATAACTTTATATGACCCTATCGTTCCAAGTGGAGCACAATCGGTCATTGAATGGATTCGTTTATCACATGAGTCTGTTACAGGTCGTAATGGATACGCAGACTTCTACAAGAAAGACATAGTATTTAATGTACTTGGTCCAGTAGGTGATAAGGTTGAAGAGTGGTCACTAAAGGGTGCTTATATTTCAGAAGCAAACTTTGGAGATTTGAGTTGGGCAGAAGAACAACCAGTAGAAATTAGTGTAACTATCACTTACGATTACGCAGTACTACAATTTTAATAATATAGTCCACACTATACTATACACCATAAAGAACCCCCGAAACTTTTTTGGGGGTTTTTTACTTTTGGTACATATTTATATACAGAATGGTTTTAACATCTAATATCGGAGTTAACAAAATATGAGTGAACAAGTAAAATCCCAGTTTCCAACTGAGATGATAGATTTACCCTCTGAAGGTAAATTATACCCTAAAGAACATCCTTTTTCTTCTGGACAAGTTGAAATGAGATACATGACAGCAAAAGAAGAAGATATTTTAACATCACAATCTTTACTAAGAAAAGGTATAGCATTTGATAAAGTGTTAGAAAGTCTAATTGTTGAAAAAGTAGATTTAAATTCACTATTGTTAGGTGATAAGAACGCTCTAATGATAGCAGCAAGAGTTCTCGGATATGGAAAAGATTATAAAATTTCAGTACAAGACCCAAATGATGCAGAAAATAAAGAAGAAATCAATGTAGACCTAACAAAATTGGATAATAAAAAAGTTGATTTCTCAAAGTTTATTGAAGGAACTCGTGAATTTAATACTGATTTACCTCTTTCAAAAAGACAAGTCACACTAAAAGTATTAACATCTGGTGATGATAAGAATATAGACGCTGAACTTAAAGGTTTAAAAAAACTTGAAAAAACAACTGGAGTTCTTCCAGAAATGACAACTCGTCTAAAATATGCAATTACTGCTGTAGATGGTAATGATAAGAAAGAAGCAATAAGAAGTTATGTTGATAATGAGTTATTGGCAGGTGACTCTTCATTTCTACGAGATGAAATATATGATATGACACCAGATGTGGATATGACATTCGCATATGAATCGTCAAATGGAGAAATTGAGATGATGGATTTACCGATAGACATTTCATTTTTTTTTCCTAACCGCCGAAGATAGACCTTACATACACAACGAAATTTGGAATCTCCTCTA